TAATGGAAGATAATGTAAAGATATGTAAAGAACGTTTAGCAGGACCGTTGCCAACAAAAGAAATATTAGATATTTTAGATAAAAATATAGTATGTCATGATGCACTCAAATACCATTATAGATTTGATGGTACACATGGTTCTGTAACGGCAGGGGCAATAAAATTAAATAAGTTTTTTAATTTATTATAGAACACGAAATATTTAAAGATGAATAAACTTGGAAATCTTAATGAATTTATAGGTGTTGGAAATATACCATTTACTGTTAATGGTGGAGTTTCAAGTAATTCAAAAAAAATAGGAAATGATTTTATACAACTAATGAATCAATGTAATCAGGCTTGTTATATTTTACCTGCAAAATTTGATAGTAAAACATTTAGAAATGAATTAATAATGAATCCCGAACTAAAAAAAATAGTACTTCATAAAAACTCACCATTTGATATTGCAGCAGATTTTCTAACTTGCCACGTGGTCCTTAATAACAATGATTCTGATACATTTATGTATATATCAAATACCAATTCTGACACGATATGTTTAAAAAAATGTACATCATTGGCAATTTCAAATGATATACTTACTTCACAATACATTAAAAGTGAACGTATGACTTTTGGGGATATTTGGAACCGGGGTAAAAAAACCACAACTTCTACAATAAAGGAAAATCAAATATCTGGCATTGGTAAATATAAAGTAATAACGAAGGTGGGAAAAAACGATGGAACTGGGTTTACATTTACATATGATGATACCGAAGATACATTAATTGGAAAGTGGAAGGTTATCATATCTAATGTTTCTGGTGGAACTGCTGTGAAAATAGCATCACCTGATTATTCCATATCATATAGTATTATTGGGTTTGAGGTTGATACTAAAGAAACTGCATTATATCTTAAAGAGTACTTGGATAGTAAAGAAATTATTAAAATATGGAAAGGATTTAAACGGTCTAATGCAAATACAAAATCTGTATTTTTAAAAATACCTTTACCAGATGCAATTATCTAAATACACTATTTAGAATGATTATAAATTAGATATTATTTTATCGTTTTTTGTTGTTTGGGTTTTTAATTTGATATTTATATATAGTAATAACAAACAAAGGAGAACTTAAAATGGCAGAATATTGGAAATACATAAAAGGTTACAATAGAAATTACGAAATCAGCAATTACGGTAGAGTTAAATCTGTAAAATACGGTAAAGAAAGAATACTAAAGAACCAACTTACCGGACCTAAAAACAGACAATACCATTCAGTAGGATTACATAATGAAAATGGTCAGAAAATGGTACTTGTACATAAACTAATGGCAATTACATTTCTTAATCACATTCCAAATGGTAGAAATATCGTTGTAGACCACATCAACAATAACCAATTTGATAATACACTTGGTAATATTCAGATAATATCACATAGGGAGAATGTAACTAAAGACCTGAAACCTGGTTTATCACAATTTGTTGGAGTAACTCTGAACAGAAGTACAGGGAAATGGATATCATATATTCAAATTGATAATCACAAAATATATTTAGGTACATTTGAAGATGAAATGGATGCTGGTATAGCATATCAAGAAGCATTATTAAACCTATTAAAGGAAGTAAAATAATGAGAATACATAAACCACATCCAACCCTGAACCCAAGTTGTGAATTTAGTAATCAACAAACAAATTCATTAGAAGCAAGTTCATACCGTTTTTTGACATGGTATATTAAACATGTACAATGTTCACACAGGATACGGGATATAGTAAATACAGGATATTATGCAGATGGTGATAAATTATATCTGAATGAAATACGAAGTAGATATTTACCAAGATATTACAAATGGGATAGCGTTAATAACGTATAAAAGGAATTAAAATAATTATGGAAGATGTAACACAAAAACATACTAATATTATATTCAGAGAATTTAAAGAAATCTTTGACAAAAAAGAAGTACATTCATATCAATCAATTATAAGATACTTAACTTTAAGTGGTTTTAAATTTATGGAATGTGATTCACCTTTAGGGTACTATATATTCACCACAACAGGTATGTGGGAACTAAACAAAGAAGATGGGTTATTCCAAAGGGTACGAGAGACCGGTGAGCATGGGGCATTACTTGAAGAAAACTTAACTTATTATGAAGGTAGGAAGTCTCATATGTCAGCCGAAGAAGTACAGAGAAATCGTAGAAACTCTAAACTAAAAAGAGCAGTAGATACAGAAATGATGCAAGATATGCGAAATGATACTGAACTTACATATAAGGAACTAGGTATAAAATATGGTGTATCAGCTACTACTTGTTTTAATATTGTTAACCGAAAAGGTCCTTGGAAAAACAAATGAAAACCGCAGAAGCACTATCAGTATTAGATAACTTAATTCACGAATCAAAAATTGCAAGAGCAACTATTGAATTTTCAAGTGTGACGGATAGATTACAAAAAAGAGTACTTGAACTTGAACAAGAAAATGAAAAGATAAAAGTTTTACTAAAAGAAATTTACAAACAATTAAATAAACAATAACAAATATGAATTTAACAAACGCAACAAAATCAACTATGGAAATCGCAAAAGAAGAACCACAAACAGAAGGTCCTACTGAACAACAAGTAAAAGACCAAAAACAAATTGAAAAATTCCAGACAGCATATAGAGCACTTGTAAAGGAAACAGGGTTATACCTTGTAATTGATTTAACAAGTTCACTATCAGATTTAAAACTTGGAATTGCTAAACTACCAACAGGAGAAGAAGATGGTAAAGCAGTGTAAATATTGTGAAGAAGAAAAACCCACTACTGAATTTTATAATAGTAGTGGGAATAACGAAAAGTTAGGTTCATACTGTAAAGATTGCAGTCGTGTTATTGGACATGCCTGGAAAGAAATTAACAAAGAAAAGACATTAGCTACCAGTAGGAGGTATTACTATAAGAATAGGGAGAAACGTAAGCAAGAAACTAAAGAATGGAATGCAAAACACCCTGATTATCAGAAGAATTATCAGAAGAAATTGAGGGAGAAACGTAAGCAAAACACTAAAGAATGGAATGCAACGCACCCTGATAATCAGAAGAAGTGGAGGGAAGAAAACCCTGATTATCAGAAGAACTATCAGAAGGACGATAAGAATAAGGAGAAACGTAAGCAAAACACTAAAGAATGGAATGCAAAACACCCTGATTATCAGAAGAACTATCAGAAGAAGTGGAGGGAAGAACACCCCACGTATCTTAAAGATAGATTAGAACGAATTAAAAATGAGGGTAAATAACTATATGAGTGATGTATTAGACTTATTAGCAGATAAACACGATGATTGGGTTTCAATGGCAATTTCAATTGGTAAAAATAGTCCAAATAGACTTACTGTAGATGATGCAAATGAACTGGTACAAGAAATGTACTTACGATTGCATAAATATGTAGATGATCCTGAAAGGATAACTTATGGTGATGAAATAAATACATTCTATGTTTATGTGACATTGAGAAATCTATACACACAACACCTTAAATATACACACAAACTTAAACCGGTGAGCTCTATTGAATACTTACCAGAAAATGATATGATACAACCTAAAGATTATGATGTACTGTTAGACACTCTTAAAACAGATATTAGTTCTCCTATGGAAAAGGAAATTGAATCGTGGTGTTATTATGATAACAGAATATTTAAATTGGTATTTTATGAAGGAATGAGTATGAGGAAATTATCAAGGGATACTAAAATAAGTCTTACTTCAATCTTTAATACCGTTAAGAATTGCAAACAAAAACTAAAAGAAATAGTAGATATTGATTATACAAAATTAAAAAATTATGAAGAAGATTAAAGAAAAGATTAAAGATGTTTCCAAAACAACAAAGGATTTGGGAAACAAAGTAGATAAAACTACTAAACAAGCAAAGGGTTTGGGTGATTCCATTGAAACATTTACTGAAAAGACAGGTATTAAATCACTTGTTAATACTGTGCTGGGGGATGACTGTGGTTGCAACGAACGTAGGGACTGGTTAAATAAGATGTTTCCATACAAAGCAAAGGATAGATTAGACTGTGATGAATATGAATACCTTTCAGAAACATTACCACTTATTAAAAATTCTATTACATCTGGAGCATCTGAAAAACTACTAAAAATATATCAGAAGTATGTTAATAGCAAACAAAAACACACAAATTGTAGCTCATGTTGGGTAGGTATTATAAAAGTTCTTCGTGGAATGGTAGCACAATATGATGAAGATGTTAGAATTGGAAAGGAAAAGGATGAAAACATCAGATAGAATTATACTAATGACATTCGTAACAATAGTTACATTGCTTGTAATTTATAACATTATAACCTATGGAATATAATAATTAAAACAAAAAAAGTAAAAACAATGAAAAAATTAGCAACAACCGTATTAGTAGTAGTGACACTGTTATTAACATCTTGTAGTAAAGATGAACCACACAACTTACATTGTGAATGTTGGGTAGAAACACCCGATGGAGCGTATGGATATGAAACACGATTTACAGACTGTGAGATGGATGGTAAAGTATTATATTTATCTGGACATGGAGATGTTGTGGATGAATGGCATTTAAGATGTAAAGATGTTAACAGGGACCCCATATAGTATCGCTAACAGAAACCCCATATTGTATGGGGTTTTTTATGCTAATTTTCTGAACCTGATTCTATTATTTCTCTTCTAAGTCTCTTAATTTTAGACTGTTTATGAGCAACATCATTTTCTAAAACCTCAACATCATCTTCTAAATCCTCAACATCTTTTATATAATCAGCTTCTAATTTCGGTGATACTGTATTAAACGTATGATTTATTGTATATTTCCAACCATTTTTTAGTAGACCTTTAATAAACGTTACTAAACCACCACCTACTATCATTTCAACATTTTCTACTATACTTTTTATCTCTCTTAATGCCGTAGCTCCACTCAATGCTTTTGTGAATATTAGAACGTCATTTTTTATTATAAATTTATCTATAACGAACCCTGCTATGATTAGCAACATATATACAAGTGTTTTACTTATAGACCTACCGAGTTTGGGAGATGATATATGAGTCCAACTTAACCAAGACCAAATTTTAAATGATACATTTCTTTTATAAAAGTATTTCATTATACCTGTAATATTATCTACAAGTACTAAAAATATTACGGCATATAACGTAGCATGTATTGGTGATATAAGTACTATTAAAAATGTAAAAAGTCCGCCGTTTGAAAACGCAGAAGCTAATACTGGAATCAATTTATTCATATTTTTCTTTTTTATTTACCTTTGAAAGATATACTCTCAATAGATAGATGTAAATTGGTTTCGGCGTATGCCTTTTTATAACTTTTTTCATCCTAAAAATAAACTTGTATAATCACTACCATCGTTAGGGCGGGTATCTTCATTTGTATTTGTTGAGTATTCTGGAAAATCAGAACTATTATAACATAGGTAATCCACAAGCATTTTCTTGTACATAGATGCAATTTCCGTTTCCTTATTAACCATGAAGTTTAATTCTGATAAAGTTACCCCTGAATGGTTCTCACCACCTGTCCATTTACTTACACCACCGTTAGATATAATGTAAGATGAATATGGTAGGTAGTATGCTACACTCAAATGGATTAAAAGGTTGTGGATATACTCTTGCTTCAATTTTAGATAAACACCCGTTAGAGTACCCTCTATGATGTCTGCTGATATCTTATTATATAAATCCGTACCTAAAAGTTGTGGTAGTTCAATTTCTTGTACTGCACGAATCGCCGGTAATAATTTCGCGGGGTCAATATTGCCTGTCAGTGCAGTTTGCGATGACAGGTCTTTTAATGATATGAATAATGCTTTCATAATTATTGTGGTGTTTCTGTATTAGTATCTTTTGCATCTACATTACTTTCCGTATTGCCATCATCAGATGCTTTCCATGGTTGGTTGCTTTTAAATTCTAAGTCTAAACTTATTTCATTAAATGCCAATATCTTATCAAATGAATCTAATATTGTTTCTCTAAACGGTGAAATAACAGTATTCTCCATGAATATAGATGCCGTTGCAATTTCATCAGCATTTGAACTAAAACCAGTATTTGTATTGATTCCAAATAATATAGGTGAAACAACCCTATGTGAAACGAATATTTTAGTCATTGCTTCTGTACTTAAAAATTGATATTGTTCAGATGCATCTGATAACTGTATGGTTTCAATGGTAGTTTGTTTCTCTGTTGTATCATTAAAAGATAGTAAAATCTTATTACCTGCTGTACCACTAAACTTTTTATTTACTTTCTGCTCTATTCTTTCTTTGGCTTCTTTAGTTGATGCCTGTCCATTATTAAAGTTGATTAAAGTACTTGGTGCAAAGCCATTTTTAATGTTATTTATATGATATGATGCAATTTCTTCTTCAAGTTCTGCATAACTTACACCTGCTTGATAATCTGGTGGAGTGTAATATATTGAACCGGGTCTGTAATTCTGAATGAATAGTATTTCTAATGGTTCTTTTGAACTACCGAATGCAGGAATACGAACAGGTTTACTCTTACCATATATTCTATCCCAGTTCGTTGAGTAGTAATATCCTTGTACTACATCATCTTCATCTGCCTTTTCCATTCTCAAATGTTGGGTTGGAACATGGAATAATTCCACTATCGCATCGTGTTTCTTATTATATATGCATTGTATTCCTGCCCCACCTAATAGTTTGAAATCTGTAATGATTTTACGGACTTCATCTTTATTAAATAATGAAATCATTTGTGCGTATTCTTTCGGTTTCTTAGCAGCATCCCTGGCAGATAATCCTTTACCATATATCATATCTATCATACCGTTGATGATAGCAGAGTTTGTTACTGAACCATTGTAACGGTCAATAAGGTATTGGTAATAGTTGTTATCGTTTCCATATCTTACCCAGTTTCTACCTATTGTTTCCAATATGGAAGGTTTTGAATATGAAGAAAATTCTACTATTCTTATATTGTCATTTGATTCTTCTTTCATAATTTATATTATTATAATTGGATCTGTATTATTTGGTTGTACATACTCACCACTTGCAGGATTGTACTTATTTAGTTCGGTTTGGTCAGTACAGAATATTCTATCTCTGTAAATTAAACCATCACCATCATCAGGATTTTGATTAAATACTTCCATTTTATAAAACCTACCCTCTATTAAAGAATAAGAATGTGAAAATGCCATCCATCCATTTTGATTTATTAGTGTTGGAGAAAATGAAGTAACAATTTTAGTATTTTCATCAGTTAAATACACATCTACTAATTGTACAATTTGTCTTGGTACGAAAAATATATCCTGTTCTGTTGTTACTGTTTTTAGTACATTCATAGTTGTTGTTGTTATATACTATAAGTAACCATATTATAACTTTTTGTTTCAAATGCACAAAAAAAGGGTAGTAAATTAATACCACCCTTCTTCATCATAAAACAAAAAAAGTATTATTTAAACAACAGTATTATAGAAATTAGCTGCTGTTGCTTCTTTTCCAGTAAGAGTTAGACTATAACCATTAAAGTCGCCCATTGCACCTCCAGTAGCCATACTACCGCCAGTTACTTTAGCTCCATTGTTTAATCCCATGATAAATTTGTTTCCGTTATTATCTGTTATTCTTACATGTGGGCGACCATAAGTCACCAATTTCAATTCTTTATGAGATATTGGATCCATTTTTTTAAGGGATAGTGTTAACACTTGCTCATAATAAGTTGTTCCAGTCTGTTCATCTGATAAGATGTTTTCCACATAGTTGTTAGAGTCATTGTTTAATTCATATTTGAACCAAACTGAACCGGTAGCATCAAATGATGTGATAACATCTTCTTCACCCGCTTCTGATGAATATGTTGGTGTACCTAAAGATTTCCAGTCTGCAAACTCAACGAATGCTAGTCCACCTTGTGTATCTGTGCATTTGGTTTCAAAACCAGTTGTTAGTAAACATGCCATAATTTTATAGTTTTAGTTAAAGGGGGTAACTAAACCCCCCTTGTTATTATTACGCTACGTAGTAGAATGTTACTTCCGCAGGGTTTACGATTTGTACACCGGCTGTATATACCAATTTAAATCTAACATTGTCAGATAAATCTTTATCTTTCATATCTAAAATTGCAATTTCGTTAGAGTCATTTAATAGACCAGTTCCGAAATATACATTAGGTACTTGGTAAATTGCAGAGAAGTTAGATGGAGTACCGTTGATAACAGTTAATTCCATTCCTTCAAAATCAAGTGGTTTATCACCTACTGAATAATCGTTTCTGAAACCTAATGCGGATAATGCTCTTTTGTATGATTTAGCTACTTTTTGAGAAATAACCCAAACTGTATCTTCTTTACCATAAATTCCTTCTGGAATTGCATCGTATAATCCACCTAATACTTCAATAACGTTTGCTGCTGTTACTGCAACACTTACTCCGGTTACTTGATTTGAACCAGTACCTGCTGCTACTAATAATGGTATAATACCACCAAATTCACCTGAAACTGATGCATCACCTGTCCATATATTTGAATCAATTTTAACTGATTGTGCTTCAAGAACTCTTGCTACGAAATATTCTTGGAATGTACTTGGTAATGATTCGTTGTTTGCACCAAATCCCATTGATTCAGCTTCCCAAGTTGTTACGAAGTTTTCTTTACATAGTTCCAAAGGTAACATAAGTTTCTTTGGTGTAAGGATTGCTTCTGATAATGAAACTGAACCTTGTGGGGTAAAGTCACACGCGAAATCTACTGTACCATCAGCAAGTTCTAACTTGTGTAATACTGCTTTAAATTTAATGTTCGGAAGTACTGTGATTGCACCTTTTTCAATAGTGTCAGCTGATTTTAATGCAGAAGAAATGTAAATCCCTGCATCTTGACCTGCATAAGTACTTGTGATATTTGTTGTTGTTGCCATAATTATTTGTTGTTTTGTATGTTATTTAAAATTTTTGAGAATCTTGTGTTTCCCTTACCTGAATTTGTGTTTTTTGATTTTTCTATAAAATCTAAAGTTTCTTGACTGTGAGATAGTTTCTTACTAGCTGGTAGTTTTGACAACTCAACGTTTAATGTTTCTATTTCAGAATCTTTTCCTGAAATGGTAGTAACTGATAAATCTATTTGAGATTGTAATTCCACATTTGAAGCAACCGTATCTTCTAATTGTGTTCTTAAATCCGCAATGATTGATAAGTTAGGGTCAATAGTTTCAGTTTCTTCAAATTCCTCTTCTGGAGCAGGAGCTTCACCAATACTGGCGATAATTCCTTCAACTTCAACTACCAAAATCCTTTCATCTGCAAGTTCATAGTTTCCAATAGGTAGAGGTATATTACCACCGTCGGTCACAATGAAAACAGATTGTTTAGCTTCAAATACTTCTGCTTCAATAACAGTCGCAGCATCTACTAAAGTTTGTTGTTCTAAAGCCACTTCTACTACATCTTCAACTGGAGCAACTGTTACTTCCTCTGCTTCTGTATTAAGTAGAACTTTGATTTTAGCCAACGTTTCTTCTAAATTAATTTTCATATTGGTTTGTGTTTGTTAATGTATTATACTATAAGTAACTATTTAAAATTAAAGTGTCTTATATTTAACATTTTGTTAAGACTTATAGTCTGGGTGATGACCTTTATCGGCTCTATCCCAATTTGATTCTTTACTTTCCTTTAAACCCTTTGGTTTTGGAGTATACCAGGTAGATGCATTTGAAATTTCATCACTTGAAGAAAGTGATTTATCATCTACAAAAGTACCATCACCTTTTCTTTTAAGTTCATATAATTGTTCTGACCAAAAGTGTTTACAATTAACACCACCCGCCCATTTAAATAAATTATAGTTCTTACCATTATGTCCATGTGATTTATTAACACCACTAAAGGATGCCTGTATAATATCTTGATATCTATAAACAACACCACTATTTGTACGACTCATCATTTCCTTACAGAATGTTCTTGAATTTGAACTTGAATGCTTCTCCGTATATACATACCTAACTTTAAATTCATTCTTATCTAAAGATGAATCCTCATTTGGTTTTGATTTAACTACTGCAAGGTTAAGTTTTGATTCTGCCCATTCAGGAACAGGTATATTATCATCACTTACTTCTCTACTGTCAATTAAATTATAGTTGCTCATATCTTCTCCCTGTAAGGTTGCCAACATATCAACACCTATTTCATCAGTAAATTCAACTTCCTCTTCAATTTCTTCCGATTGCTCAATCATTTCTAACAACTTTACAATTTCCCTGTAAGTTTCCTTTTCTTCTTCTGTACCAAGTAATTCTAATTCAGCAATATCTTCTATTGTAACTTCTGAATTTTTTATTATCTTATCGGTGTATCTACCTTCAATGGAATATCCTTTAATGTCACCACTTTTTATTGCTGCCCATATTTCATCATTATCTATTTTAGTTGTTAAGAACCAAGTACCTAATGGTAAATCATAACCATATTTAACTGATTTATCATGTACCATATCTTCTTTAATCCAACTCTCAATTACTGATATTTCCTTTAATTTAAGTTCGTGTTCAAGTGTAGAGTTATTACCCTTACTGGTTTTAACGAATTTATATGCAGTTTTTCTTATAGTTTCTTCTGACATATACACATAGAAGTACTTACCTTTAACCTCACGAAGTATCATCTTATTAGGTATCAATGCTGGACCTGTAACCATTCGTTTTTCGTCATCTATAGAAGTAAAGTTGGTCATGTATTGCTTATTAAATGCATAGAAATCCTCTTGGATAGCTGGGGAGTTTACAAGTGATATTGCATCTACTCCACTTAATTCATTTGCATCATCTATAAATAGTTGTATTATTGAGAATATTCCGTTTTCCATAATTGTATTGTTATATTATAAGTAACCCTTTTTTAAGGTTTTGTTTCATTAAAACTGTGATGATTCGGATATGTTCCTATCCATTTCTTGTTGAGAAGTCATTTCAGTAGATACAACGTATGTTCTTATTGGTTTATCTTGCTGTCCTGCTACCGATTGTGCTAAACGATTTGTACTTCCTTCACCAACTACATTAAAACTCGGTGTTCTAGGTGCTGCTGGTGCACTTCCACCTGAACCACCACCCTTACCAGGTACCTTTACAGCAAGTATGTTTTTAACTGCTCCGAACCCGGCTGCTGATGCTGCTGCGATAGCTGGTATCATAGCAGGAAACCCAAGTTTAACACCAGCTGCAATACCTAAATACGTGTTTATAAGTGCTGATGAAACTGCCAATGCTTTACCTGCTTGGGTTTCTTCACCAACTACTGATGTAAGGGTTTGTAGTGCTGCTCCGGTATCTGATAATAATGTCTTTTTAGAATTAGCTTCAAGTATATTTATTTTTATTCTGGCTTCTGAATTAGCCTCTAAATCCCTTGTTCTTTCTTCCTCACTAAGATTTTCATCTTTTTTAATTAAATCCCTTTGAATGTTTAATGCTTCTCTACGAACTTCAAATGCCAAATTCTCATTTTCAGCAGTAATAGTAGATTTCTCTAAAGCCCTATCAGCTATACCTTGTTCTATTTCAGCATTTAATTCCTTTTCTCTTATAGAAAAATCTAATATAGCATCCAACCTTGCTTGTTCTGCATTTACTTTCGCTAGTGTACCTTTTTTTGCATTATCAATTACACCTTGTAAACGTTCTAATTCTAATTCCTTTTCTATTGCAAGGTTTGTTTTTTGTTTTTCTAATCTTAATTCTTCATTTTTAATAAGTTCAGCAGCTGCATCCATACTTGCTTTAACTCTAACAGCTTCTGCATCTGTTGCTGTTTGTGTTAATTCTAATTTTTCATTCTCTAATGTAGTTTGATTTACAAGTTGTTCTGAACGTTTACCCTCTATTTGTGCAAGAACACCCAATTTCTCATTATTTGCTTGTATAAGTGCTTCTCTATTTTTGGTGGAATTGTTAAGTGCTAATTCTGCTTCCGCTGCCTCAATTGCTATGTTTGCATTTTCAATCATTGCCTTTTCTTGTTCACCTAAAATGACTTTGATTTTATCATTTGCAGCTTGTCTTTCCGAAACTGATTTATTTACATCATCACGAATTTGCCTTTGTTGTTCTGCTTGTCTATCGTACTGTTCTATTAAACCAGCGTTAACTGCTTGTGCAATGATAGCAGCATTCTTTATTGCTGTAATCGCGTCTCCTTCATCATAAAGACCTCCTATATCTATTTTAGAAGCTTCTTCTACAATTGCGTCTCCAAAAGCACTAACTTCTGATGCTGCTTCTTTAAAGTTCTTACCAATGACTTTCCCTGCTTCTACTCCCTCTTTTATTAGATCAGTTATTTTTGTTTGAGTTTCATCTAATGCAGTTTGTAATTTGTCAATTTCTTCTGGTCTACCTTTTCCAAGGAATGATTTTTCCCAACCTAATTGTAATGCTTGTATAGCCTGTTTAATATTATAGAATTGTAATTTCATAGGTAGTAATCCTAATGTAATTAAACCACCCATTACTTTTTTAAGAGCATCAAAACCGTCAGTTGCTTCGTTTACACGTTCATATGCTGATGAAATTGCTACTACCACGGCATTAACAGTTAATGTTATTGTGTTCATAACTGTATCTACAGCATCTAATACCTTTTGATTTTTAGCAAGTACCGCAGCAAATGCTGCAAACAATGATATTATTAAACCAATACCTGCTGCTTTCATAGCAGTACCAATACCTTTCATTCCGGTAGAAACAGCACCTAACCCCTTCTGTGACTTCTTACCAGCTTCTCCAATACCTTCAATTGATTTAGAAGATTTATCCCCTACTTCCTTTGATTGTTCACCTACGTCACCAATGGACTGTTTTAGTTCATCAACGTCAGTTTGTGCATCTCCGGTTTGTACATCTAAAATTATAGTTTTTTTAATGCTCATATCTTGATGTGTTTCTCTTTATTATATTTTTCATATCTTTAAAATTACGAGGTATCTTATTTATTCCCTTTGCAATATCAATAGTTTCTGATTCGTTATAAAAATCATCTACTTTTAATAAAT